GAACTTTCAGTCCGTTCGCAGCAGCGTCTAAGCCTAAGGCTCGCAATCCTTTTTGTAAAAGCACTGATGTTGCTAAAATTACATTTCCAGCTGTTTCAAAACTTTTAATGATCTTATCAACTAAAAATGTAGCAACTGGTTCAAGTACTTTTAATAGTCCGCTAAACAATCCGCTAATAACCGCTAATCCTTTTCCCAATTTATCCCCGTTGGCTTGAGTACTAAAGAATGCTTTGCCCAATAATGCAACCGCCCCCACTATAACTGCTAAAACCGCTCCTATTGGATTTGCGACAATAGCAAACATTTGAACTAATAATGCCTTAAATCCAGAAATTGCGCCAGTTATCGGGTTATCTAATCCTTTTATATTTTCGCCTAAACTTTTGGTAGATTTTTCTGCCTTTTGCTGCGTGTTACTTAATTTTTCAACGCTTGCCTTTGCGTCAGCTGTCGCAATAGCAGCCTTTTTTTGTGCTATCTCTAAATTTCTAATTTCTTCAACTGATTTGCCCGTTGAATTTGCCAATGCTTCGTTAGCTTTCTTTAATTTAATTTCAGCTTCCTCAACTTTAATTGTTGCCGATTCTAACTTACGAACTTCCTCGGCGGTTTTGTTTGCGTTGGTATCAAACTGAATTTTTATTTTTTGTTCTTTGTCTTCCATTTTAATAATTCAATAAAGTTAATTTGGTTTTGCCGTTGGTAATATCTATGGTTCCATCTACTATCGTAAATTTATTTTCGCCTATTATAACATCATTTTCAAGTCTAAAATCCCGCACCTCGTTTGCATTTAGATTTAGCGTAAAATCTTGTTTCATTACGTTTTGGTCAATGTATCTTTTTATAATGTCAATATAATATCTACTAAATAAATTGTCTCGATACGCCACGTTATTGTTAACTAAAACCGACCAAGCAAAACTTTTATTGTCGGCTGTATAGGGCAAAACTTCAATGTAAGATGAAATGCTTTCAGTAACTAATGCACCGCTGATAACGCTACTTTGCACGCCAAAACTTACGCCTAAAGGTTTATTTCCGTGTGAGTAAAACAAAACCAATTCTCCAAAGTTTGGCGTATAACGTGCTTCGCCACTGTCTAATATTTCGGGTTGTCCGCCTTCAAATCCGTAAACAGTTGTTACGTTTGTTCCTGGAATAGTTACGGATGGAATAATTGTCAAATTAGTTTCAATTTTAAATTCTTTGGCGTTCGGTGGTTTTATTTCTGGAAAAGATGCTTGTCCGTAATCCTGACCCGCTCCAATTTTATAATCTACATTTGACTTAAAGTTGCTTTCAGCGTGCTTAAAAATATAATAATTGAAATCGTCTTGCGTTGTTTTTTCTACATCGGAAATATCGGCTACGTAGGTAACTTCTTTTTTGTTTTCCAAAATATCCTGTGGCGTAAAAAAAAACAAACTGTCATCGTCAGGGTTGACATCTAAAATTGCAATATTAAAAGATTTTAAATAAGAAGTAAGAAAGTCGATTACTTTTATTTGTGGCAAAGATTTTATAAGGTCAATTTTTGAGCCGCCCATTAAAGAAAAATTATTGTTATTAGAAATTAAACTAATAGTTGATAATGTTGGAATATCCATTCTAAAACTTAAAACCGCATTATTCCAGCTAATCGCATTTGTAAACTCTAAATTTATGGAATATTCTATTTCTAAATTTTGATCAAAAAATAAAGTTTCAATAAAAATTCCAATTTGTTCATTTTCTTGTGTTAAAGAAAAAGTTTCTGTTTTAATTGCAAACTCTTCGCCAACTTTAAATATAGACATTGTGCAATCAGTTGTAGGTGCGGTTAAATAATTTATGCCTTGAAAAATAATTGATTGCGCTACTTTGCTATTAATAACTCCCGCGCTACTTATTTTTACCTTAATGCTATTACTTAAAGCAAAGTAATCAATTCTCATTCCAAGGCTTGCGGTGGTAGTTGCGTTTTGCGTTATAATAAATTTGCTTTGTGTTTTGCTTCCAAAGTTTTGACCCATACACCAAATGTAAGCATCTTTATATTCGGTTCGATTTTCAAGAGGCGCTACAATTTGCAACTGATATTTTTCTTTTATTAACTCTATGATTGTGCTAAATGAAATGGCTGGCCTTAATTCATTTGCTTTTATAACTTTGTTTGAAGTAGGTAAATTTGCAGGATTAAAAAATACGTTATCCAAACCCGTTCCATCTTCATTGTATTGTACCACTCGATTAGTCGAGGCTAGAGGCACGAAATATTTAATTGGAATGCCTTCTATGTTTGAGGAAACAATACCTTGTAATAATGATTTTACTATTGCTGGATTCCAATTAATTACTAAGCTTCCTAGTCCGCTAATAGTGTCGTCTCCTATTTTATCCTTTAAATTAGTTAAATTAGTAGCAAAACTTGCGGTAATAACTGAAGGTTTACCCATTTTATAGACAATTTTCTCTAGTTTTAACAGTCCTGTTTGGTTTAAAATGCTATTTACATAAACTTTGGCACGTACTTTTCGCAAATCAGTTGACTTAATTACGTCGGTATTTCCAAAATACCCCAATGAATTAAGGTTATTTGGGGTTGCATCAAAGGTAAAGTTCAAAGAATAAGGCGAAAAGACCTTTGAAATATCTTTAGTATCTACAAAAGTGTAACGCATTGGAATGCTTTCGTCTTTTATTAGGTCTAATTTGCTGTAATTTAACCCGTCAAGCGAAACGAATACTTCTGTTATCATTCCTTAATTTTAAAAATTATCAATTCTTTTGCCTAATATTTCTGAATATTGCCACATAATATCGTTTTGCTCTTTCATTCGCTCTTTTTCATCTGCATTTATTGCGTCAAAAAAGGGATTAATACCAATAAATTCACTTAATGCTTTTGCTTTTTTATCTAATTCAATTTTCTCATCAATAACTCTCTGTTGATGTGCTGGGTAATTTTTTCTAACTTCCATTTTTATTTATTTTAATTATCTAATATTGTTAATTTTATTATTTGTTTCGTCTAGCTTAATATTATAGTCTATTGCTATTCTATCGTTTAACCTTGTTTTGCGTGTAAAATCCTGGTCTGTTATCACAACTGGAATTTGCTGGTGTGTTTTAAAGAATCCGATTGCTTCGGCTGTAATGCTTTGGCTGTCTATTGAAATATTTGTATTGTCGATGCTTACAATTGCGTTATCAATTGTAATTCCAACCGTTGTAACCAACTCTAAATCCCCCTTGAAATTAATCAAATAAACTATTGGACTATAAATTAATTCCTCTATTATCGAAGTCATATTTTCATCTAGCGAACCCGTGTTTATGATATAAGATTGCTCGGCATCAATAGAAGTTATTTGCTTTGAATGAATAAATGTGTTATCAACTTGCGAAGGGTCTCGGTGTGAAATATTGCTAATAGTGCGGTTTACTTTTACGCTTGCTGTTTTTTTTCCGTGTGGTGTGAATGTTTCCCAAAGTCCCAACTTATTTATAAAAACAATTAAACACGGATCTAGTGTGCATCGTAATTTCGTTGGCGTTAAAGGCAAGTAATTTATAACATTTGCAGTTGTCGCTTCTGCAACCGGTAGAGTGAAATTAAAAGTTTGGTCAAAGTAGTTGTGTATTTTTGGATTAAACCATTTTTCGACTGGAACGATAAAACCGCTTGCACCGTAATTTTGCACACCGTTATCAGATATTAGATTTTGCTCGTAATTCCAACGGTACCCTAGTGTGCAAAAGAAAGTGTTTGTGTAACGGCTGGTTTGGCTTCCATCAAAATTAGTTAATATTATTTTAGCTTGCAAAAATACGCCTTGATTTGTAATTGCAGCGGGTGCAGCTCTATTATATGCAAACTTTGGTTTTATGAATGGCTTAATTAAATCGGAAATCTCTAAAGAAACATAGCTATCTAGCTGACTAACTTTCTCTTTTCTTAGAATTACAGTAGGCTGGTTTATAACTTTGTTTAATAAGCCATCCCAAATGTAAAGATTAACGGTTACGGATTTTGTTAAGACTGTAAGGGTTTCACGAATAAATAACGGGCTGTTAATTAATTTAACTTTGCTTTCATTGTTAATCGGTGTCCGTTCGTCTAACGGTAATGCTGGCGGAACTGGTGCAACGTCTGGCACGGTAACCCCTGTAATTGTAAAAGTGTAATCTGAACCAGGTTCAATTTCCACATTTGATGCAGTATATAAAGCAAACTTTGTGATATTCATATTTGCAAGTTTTGCTTGGAATGCAAATGAAGTTCCTAAATTAATCGCTGTAAATAAATCGCTTGAATAAATTGAATTGGTTATAAAATAAAGCATCCATTGAGAGGCAGACAAAGTACCGCCTGATAAATTGGTAACGGTAATTTGATTTGAAATTCCTGTGATAGTATCAGTATAAAATATAATTCCTTTTCTGTTATTAAAAACAGTTTGCAATTGTACAACTTCAATTCTTTTAACTATCATAATTTGCTGTTATTTGGTCTACTATTTCTTTCACTACTAAATTTATAGTTTCATCTACATTATTATTTATTGCAACTTCCAACTCGTTCGGGTTTTGAAATCTACCATAAAAGACCTGTGCAACCGTCAAAGTTGTATCTGGTTTAACCATATAATTTACGGAATCCCTTAAGCGCCCCGTATCTACTCTTGAATTATTTCTAGCTTGCTGGAAAACCTTTTCACCTAGTTCGTTTAGCTGTGCCTTTATTATCTTATCGGCATCTATCTGTTGTCTAGTCCTTCTTTTTGCCACGAATTCTATTTAATAGTGAAGTAACTGCTGTCGTGCTACTTCTAGTTATTGAATCTATTATTTTCCTGGTTGAATTTCTGCCTGTTTGAGTTACTCCAACTTCAAAAGTGCCACCTCCAAACTCGGTATAGATAATTTTCCACTTTACCCCAGAAGGCATTAACCGCCTTGCATTTGCTTCTAGCTTAGAATTTTTGCCAAACTGCCCGTAATAAAGCATTCTAAAAATAACCTGCTCCTTTACATAAGTGAAGGATATAGACCTTTTTAAAGCTCCCGTATCTACTCTTGCTGTTGACTTTGATTGGTCAATTATGCTTTGTGCAACGGCTCTTATGCCTACGTCATCTAACATCCGCTTCCTAGATTTGCCATTGCTAACTCTATCGTAATCTGATGCCCATCTAAACTATTTTGATTGTACCTTTTTGATACAGAATTTGAAAACAATTGTATGTTGTATATAAAATTATTACTTCGCATTTGATTTAAAAATCTAGTAATTACTGCAGAGGTTTCTCCTAAATTATCAATTAAATTTGTATCTAATTGTAATTTACTGTCTGTTTTTTGCGGGCGAATATCTCGCTGCTGAACAACCGTAATTAAATACGTTGCTATAATCACATCTTCTCTAGTTTCATTTTCCAAATAATCGATGTTGACTAAACAATAGATGTTCTCTTTATTATTGTCGAGGTGCTTTGTTTCGACTAAAGTAATAGTATTAACCAAATCGTTTTCTTGAAACTTTTCAACTAAAAAATTAGTTAATAAAAATAGTTCATTCATGAGTTTTACCTGTTTCTGTATATTTTAGCTAAACCAATTATAGCTATTCCTATTGTGAATCCAATTACAAAATGTATTATTTGCATAATTTAGTCTTCTTTTAAAACGTTTTTCTTAAACTCTTTTTCTAGCAATTCTACATTAGTTGATGGGAATTTTTTGTCAGATAACCACGTGGCTTTGCCTAAACAATTGTTCAACTGTTTTGCTTTTATAGCTTCTGCCTTGGCAATTATTTCTTTTGTTAATGTAACTGTACAACTCATAATTATTTTATTTTAAATTTTCCACGTCTTTTTTATATATTTCAAACAATTCGTTTACCGTAAAAGTTCCTTCTTCATTTTTGTAATAATAAACGCCTTTAAAAATATCAACTAATCTATAATGATTTTCAAAAACCCAATTTAAAAAATCTATTTCTGCTTCCATAATTGTTTTATTTTAAATTTTCTACTGTTTTTTTTCTCAATAAATATTCCGACCAAAATAAAAAGTACTGTGTATCATATGTAAAGATAAATTGCGGACTAACCGACTCAAAGATAGCACAAAGATAAACCATTTCTGTATAACCTCCGTATGTTAAAGAAAAGTTTTCACGTTCCATACTTCCTTGCGTTATTTCGCTTGTGTTTGCAAATTGTGGCGGGTTGTAAATCCACGGAAAATTAGCTTTAACTTCATCGGCTTCTTGAATGTACAAAGCAACCGTGTAAACAATCACGAACTCTGGAATCGTCAAAAACCAAAGGCGAGGCGTTACGGTTGCTTTTATAAATGCTTTATCATCCTCATCTTTAATAAATGTTTCAAGATCTATAAATCTTCCTGCATTTTTAAATGATACGTCTACCTTAAAGAAGATTTTGATAATTAAAAACAACTTTAAGCTTCTCAATGTTTGTTTCTGCATCTCCAAATAATTCTTTTAAAGTTTCTTTTTTTCTTAATTCTTTTTTCTCGAGCTTTCGATATTCGGTTTTTAAATACGGAAAAAATCTACGTAAATGTGTGCGAGTTGTTTCTTCTGCTGTCATAATGGCATTGGTGTTTTGCGTTGGGTATAAATAAAATATCCAGCGGCTTCGGTTATGTGGTCAAAGCCTGTGGTTTTGTCTGGCTCTCCGTTTTTATAAGTTTGTCTTTCTAACGCTTCAGAATAAACGGGGCAGTTGTTAGTATTAACAAAAGATAATCTTTCGCCTTTTGCGTTCTTAAAAGAACCGTTAACCGCGTTTACTCTGTCTTTTACGAATGGGTTTTTAGATTGTTTTCTAATTGTAAAACCTGCCTCTCTCAATACCACAATATCACTTTTCCCGCTAGATTTACGGTTGTCGCCACTAGCATCTGGGTAAATTACAATTGAGTGATTTGGGTGCTTTTGTTTAATTAACTCAACCATTTCAAAGGTGTCATAAGCGTTTACAATTTCGCCAACCGCTGTTTTTATGTTTCCGTCAATTACGTGAATTACCGCGTTCATTTTAGTAATGTTAAAATCCATTCCAATATGTAGAACTTCGTTTGGTTTTATTTCTCGAATAGAATTATTTTCTGCCCTGTCAAAATGATAATAAACGGTTCCGCTTGTTAGGTTTATAAATTCTCCGTTTAAGTAAGCTTCTAGTTGCTGAAGTGTATATATATCTGAAAGCGTTTCAATGTATTCTTCTGGAATAAAGGGGTTGTCTAAAGTTTTGGCCTTTATCATTTTACGGTTTGCCTTTTTTTTTGTAACAAAAAACTCATACGCCCACTTAAATCCCTCTGGAGTTCCAACCACATCAGTTTTGTTTTTGTCGCCATTTGGAAGTTGACATCTATTTCTAGCGATAATTTTAACAAAAACATCTGTCATTGCGTCTTTTGACAAAATATCTGTTTCATCAATTAAAGAATAACCAACCTCATAACCCACTATGCGCTCTGGGTTTGACATTGAACGCAAAATGATTTTTCCGTACTTAGTGTTAAAGAAGTGTTTTGATTGGTTTAAAACATACGGAATATTCATGTTCGTCAAAAGTTCCGCAAATTTAGGTATTGCAACGTCTTCAATTAGTCCGTAAGTTGGTAAATAGTAAGCGACTGGAATCGCTGGATATTTCAACTTCATTAAAGTAGTTTTTAAAACGCCCGCAAAAGATTTGCCCGAACCGTAACCACCAATTAAGCCGGTGTGGGTCGCGGTACTTTCGACAAATGCGAGTTGATGTTTTAAAACGTCTACTCCTACTCTCATTTTTTAGAAATTACGTTAAAATCAATTCCAGTTAATGCAACACCGCCAGATGTAAAGTCAACGGTATCTCCGTATTTTTTAGGGTTTAATTTAGATGCGACCCACTTTCTTGCGTCAATTCTAATTCTTGACCTTGCGACAAATTCGGAATCCATAACCTCTTCCCCATTTTCAAGTACTTTCTTATCTCCAAATGAAGCGTCTGCTATTTGAATTATTTCGTCAAATATTGCGTCACCTCTGACTTCGCACGCACACGCGTATTGTTTTGATTTTAAATCATTAGATTCTAACCAACGGTAAAAGGTTTGAGTACTTGGCATGTCTAAATCTTTCAAAATAGTTCTCAATGCTTCGCCGTCCTCAATTCTTTTAATTATTAAATTAAAAATAGTTTCTATTTGCTCTTCGTTGTATGCCATAATTTAATTACATTTTACAATTCTTCTGCTTACATATCCGGGTTCGTAAAACTCAAACAACAATTTACCGTCTTCGCTGCAATCATTACCATAATAGTAAGTTTCCCCGTTAGGTACATCGTTAATCATTGTAATTGCATTGCAATCGCATTCGGTCTTTGGTTCATCTGCTGTACAACTTGATAGTGAAATTGCACAAATTAATATTAGTTTTTTCATTGTGTTTTTAGTTTTGCGTTTGAAATTGCTATCTGTAAAGCTAAAACAATATCTTCTGCTTCGTCAATAGTTAATTGATTGTCATAGTCTGATTCCTTATTTGTACCAATATTCATTTTTATGTTTATTGCTATTTTTTCGTTTGGTTTGGGTGAAAATGAAATTTCGTTTTCAAAATTATATCCGTGAGTTGCCATTAATACTATCATACCATAAAAATTAAATACCCTGCTACTGCAAAGATAACGATTATAACTATACAAATTGCAGCTATCTTTTTGTGCCTTTTTTCTTCTGCTTTTATTTGAAACAATATGCTTATTTCATTGTCTAAGTGATCCCAATAATCATATTCCTCTATCGTATAATACCAATCAAATGCTTGGCTTAAATAATCTGTTTTTTTATCCCAACATTCATTTGCATTTTTTTGATACTCTAACGCTTTGCGCTTTTCAATTGGTGGTAATTCTGATATTTTCATGATGCTTTAGTTTTATTTGTTAAAAATGTAATTTAATATGTATATCTACTAGTTATCACTCATTCAAACGACCAATTATAACAGAAACAACATCATTATACAATTTCCATTTAGGGTTTAATTTTCCTGTGTACATAGGAATTTGCTCTTTTATTTTTCTTGCAGTCATAAGGCTTATTTTTAAAATAGTTTTATATTTTACGCCTAATTTGCAATTAATAATATCTTGCTCTAATTCATTTGCTAAATCAATTGCTTTTTGAAATTCATCAGATATTTTAAAACAAGTGATAACAGCTATTTTGCTGCATGCGGCATTTTCGTTTATTTCGTTTTTCATAAATTTTATTTTTTAACTAAATTTTCAATTACTTGTGTTTTTGATATTTTTTGATCTTTCGCTAATTGCTTTAGCTTATCCCGACAATCTTTCGAAAGTCGGAATGTGGCTAAATGCTTTTCTGTTGGTTGTTTCATTATGCTTCTATAACATCAAAATAACGTCCCTTTCTGATTTCTGCGTGAACTGTACAATCATTTACCCAAGAGTTACCTGCATTTTTTGCATCTTCTTTAGTATTGTAAGTTTTGCCGTTTGCATTATTCATTTCTTGTCCGTAAACTTTTCTAATAATTTTAAATGTAGTAGTCA